TATCAGGAAACCTTGATGTGTCGGGGGTTGCAAACAAGTAAATAGTGCTGTAAGTGCTAGTAGCACTGTCGTGAGTGTTTGTATCATCAACATATTGACAAGTAGCATATCCGCTTGTTCCAACGAAGAATGCGTTAGGGTCACTAGCAGATGTAGCAACTACTAAAGCTGATAAAGAATCTTGTAGTTTACCATATAGGAGTGTATCTACAGTAGTGAGTGAATGAGTTATAGTATCGCTAAATCTATTACCTACCAATTTTCTTTGTATAAATCTATGAGTTGGTAGTAAGTATGCATATGGTTCTTTAGCTAATTTGTCTTTGTCGTAATATAAACTTCTACTTCCGCTTGCATACATAAAAAACGAATAAACTTCTCCATATGTTTGTATACTATTCCATCTTTTTAAAGCCAATATTTCAGAATACATACCAGCAGTAAGTGATATATTACGTGCATCACTCGAAGATAGAGATAGTGAATATGTATTAGGAACAAAATCTTTTATTGTTACAACCCTATTAAACGAATCTAATACTGCTTCACTTGATGAAAGCATAAGATTCATCGTTACCTTATATTGCCCGGGGTAATAATAATAGTGTTCAGCTGAAAAACCATGCACATTAGTAGAACCGTCTCCAAAATCCCACAATATGTATTGGTCGCTGTATACATCAGATCTTGCACTACTTAAAGGAGGTACATTACGATCACTATCTGGTACAAATCTTAGTGGTGTTTGTTCCAAGGCATAAGCTGAAAGACAAACAGAGTTATAAACGTTATATACGCTAAATTTCCAATATCCTGTATTTCCTGGCAAGTTAGGCATTTTATCCTTGTCTTATAACCTGTATTCTGTTTTGTATAGTAGGTAAATCTTTAAAGTAAGCAAACTTAAAAAATTCTAAATTTATATCTTGTCTTGTAAAATCATAATCTACTGTTTCATATACAGGATTATAAACAGCCAAGGATAAATTACTGTCTATAATTACCACCCCTTTGTATTCCCTTCTTGTTGAAAAACTACTCACACCATCAATATCTAAAACTGCCTGCTGGAGGTCCTTTAAACTAATAACTTGGCCCAGTGATAAATTATCTGTATTAAAATAAGTTGTAAATACACTAGCTACGTCATTTCTAACTGCTTGTAAGTCTCTTCTAGAATTTTGTTCAACCTCAACATAAAGATATGAATCATCCCCTGCTTCAGATATAATAGAAAAGTCTGTATTTGTATAAGATGCTCCAAAATTCAATTCAATATATACCGGATCAGAAATTACAATTTCAGTTGTGGCAGATTTAACTTCCGACAATAAATTTACAATTGCATTCTTTTGAGAAGTAGAAAGATAATTTGTTCTCTGATCTAAACTCGTATCTAATTTTTTGTTAGGAACGGTAAATGAATATATGTTATTAAAATCGCAAGAATCTGCAAAATTAACCTGATTAAATAATACTCTCGAATTATCATTAGGTCTGTCTAACCCTAAATCATAAAAATATTTTAAATAAATGCCCGTATAATCAAAATTGTTTACACATTTAACAGATTGAACCCAACTACCAAAATTCTTTGATATATAGTTTGTGTAATCGTCAATTGTAACTAACCTGTATTGAGAGTTAAACAAATTAGGAGCATTTACTTTTATTTCACTTACACTTTCTCTTTGTTTAAAATTTGTAGATGTGTTTTTATTTGAAAAAGTAAGGTTAGCTGCTTCTGCAGAATTAAGCAAATTTGTTGAACTTGATATAACGTCATTTTTTATTTGGTTAAATAGCGTGGTAGTAAAAAAGTATAAAGGTTGGTTGTTAAGTGTGCTTTTGCTAACCTGGCCATCCACACCATTTGATTGTAAGAAATAAATAGCTACTTGATCACCTGCGTTTAGTTTCTTACCCGTAATATTATTACCAAACTTTAGCTCATATCTTTCGTTTTCATTAAACCTGATTGAAAACTTTTTAGCTGACCCAGTTTCAAGATATAATGATGTAGTTTTGGTCCATTCAACCCACGTAGAATTCGCAACTGCCTCTTTAACGTACACATATATATTATGGTTATCGATAATAAACGTTGCGTCATCGGTTGAAGGAGCCAATGCAATGGTTTCATAATTTTCACCTATTGCAGCTAGTAAGGGGTATTCAATAAACAGACCATTATACAATAAATTATTATTTTGTAAATCTGTTAAAATTTCTGCCGGTGCAAGGCTTTTTGTAAAAGAAATATCTTCACTAAAAGAATAAGACGTACCGCTAAAAGTAAAATAACTGAACCTTGGTATAGTATAGGTACCGATATCTAAATTGTTTGAGGCTTCAGCCTGAAAATTCAAATTAGCAGTTTGGGGGCCAGTTGGGTTATAATCAATACTCTTTACAATTTGATTAATATTTTCATAAATTTCTGCTTGACTAAACGTGCTTTCAGCTGAATTTTTATTCAAATAATATATAAGAGTGTGGTAGGAATAAGAAATTATATCTATTAATGACGATAGGTTGCTTCCTTCATAATTTTGATCAGTAAATACTTTATTTTCGTTTAGCCTTTCAATTATAAGGTCCTTGAGACTAATAGCATCAAATGCTACGTAGCCATCTTGTCTCAATTTGAATTCTGATTCTTCTGTAGCCATTTTTAATTATAAAATTGCACCCCCGTTGAATTTAGAAGCGCTTTTAATTCTATTGTTCTTACATTATTTATGAAAGGAACCGCTAGCGTCAAAGTAATATCATATTCTGCAGAAGGTATATTTGCTACCACTTCTATCGCTTCGACCCTTACTCTAGGTTCCTGTCTTTTTATTTCATTATGTATTAAAGTCCCTATTTGTTGTGCTGTGCTTTCAGAACACGCCATAAACAAAAATTGATTAAGGTTTAACCCAAATTCTGGGTTTAATAACTTGTCACCCGGAAAAGAAGTAAAGAGATTTTTTATTGAATTTTCAATCGCTGCCAAATCATAACTTGCTCTAACGTCCTTTGTATATAATTTTGAATATGCTTCTTCGTTTTGCAGTTGATCAAGCTTTAAATCTAACGATAAATCCGCATATGTAAAGTAAGATTTATACTTAGGACCAACAGATTTCTTTAAACTATCTAACTTTATATTTGCCATAATAATATTTATATCAGTTACCTTTTTGTAATTCTTTCAAAAAAGCATAAATATTGATGTGAAGAAAAAATTTAATATGCTTTATGAAACATATGTTTCGAGATATACTAGAGGTGGTTTCTTAACAGGTGACTTAGTAAGGTTTACGAAAGGGTTCGAAAATTTAGATTCATTTAAAAAGTTAGATCCGAATGTTCAACAGAAGTTAAAAGACTATGCTGATAGTGACATTAATATCAGAATTTCAGGTATTCAAAATAAATACCCTTCACACCAACCCGGAAACACAGATAACTCAGATGGGTCAGTGTCGGTTACCGTTTCTCAAGAAACAGCTCCTGGGAGATATGATGGGTTTGTAACAGCAGCTCCTGATCTTTTTGATACAGTTGATGTTTACCCTAATAGAATGCCAGTACCAAACTCGATGGTTAGACCAAACGGCACTCAAATTGATCCTTCTGAATTTGAATACGATAATGAATATATTGGTACTGACCCTCTCAAATCACAAATTGGTACAGGAACAGAGTTAAAAGCTCCTGAGCAGGGAGACGATAAAGAATTGCACGATGTTAATGCAGAAATTGATCAATTTGGTGCAAACAATGATTGGGACCAGTTAGCACCCGGTGGAGGTAATATGCCTAATACATCAATTTATATGAAAGGTGATTATCCTATTCCTGGTCCTGGCAACGACACTATGACAGGTAACGTAACCACAACAGTAGGTTAGTTTATCATAGTATCTACATCAATTAAACAAGCATAAGCATTTATTTCCTGGTCCATTACAAATGCTGATTTGTAAATAAAATCATAAATTGTCGACAAAGCAGCTTTCTTTATTGCACCATCACTTTCTAATTGATCCACAACATTAAATAGCATCTTCAACAAAACAGGGTAATCATTATTGAATACACGTTCGTTAGTAATCATATATTTTCTGCATTTCAATACATGACCAGCTTTTATTAGTTTATATAAATCATTTGCTACTTTTTCAATATTTTCATTATCTTGTATAACTAATTTGCCTTTTGAAATGCTTTTTTGTAATACATTTATACTTTTTCTTATATCAGGAAAATTTTCACCAACTATTTTTTGTATGTCTTCTACTAATACAATAATACCTTCTTCATTAGCAATGTATGCTAATCTTTCTATAATTGGTTCTTTATCATGATTAATATCAAACGTTTGGCACCTGCTTTGTAATGCAGGAATAATTCTATGCTTATAATTTGCTGTTAATATAAACCTTGTAATTGCACTATACTCTTCCATCACATTTCGAAGAGCTCTTTGTCCATCTTGAGTTAGTCCATCACACTCATCCAATATAATTATCTTGATGTCAAATAAACTTTTTGTCCTTGCATAATTGGTAACTTTGCTTCGAATTGTATCAATACCGTTTTCATCCGACGCATTTATATATAAATGATCACACTCCAGAAGTTCATTTACAATTATTTTTGATATAGTAGTTTTTCCAATTCCTGGATTACCTACTAAAAGTATATTCGGTATCTCATTGTCTGTATTGCACTTACCAAGAAACTCTTTTAATGTACTAGAATTACTAATACAAAAATCATCTAATTTTTTCGGTCTATACTTTTCAATCCATAAATTATCGAACATAATAAAAGATTATTATAGTAGTTTCCCGTAAGAAATCAATTAAATACTTGTATGACCCCGACTGCGGCCAAGGCAACCAGGGGGTTCACGTTAATTGAACTACTGGTAGTAATAGCGATAATAGCAATTTTAGCTGCGTTATTGTTACCGGCTCTCGGGTCAGCAAAACAAACAGGTTGGCAGGCCGCATGCATAAACAACCACCGCCAACTTAACCTCGCTTACGCAGAATTTGCAGGAGACCATGAAAACAGGTTTCCTTACGCATCAGCTTGGGCAGGCGAACCTACAGGGATGTGGGCATGGGTAGCTGATAGTATGAGTGGAAATGGCCCGTGGGGTCAAACCACCAGACCCCTTTTCTATTCACCCTTAAAGCCTTATGCAGGCATGGGTATATATCATTGCCCCGGGGACAAGTCCACCGTTACAGTTAACGCTAAGATTATAAACAGACCTAGGTCTTATAGTATAAATCTTTTTGTCGGTGGTTGGTCAGGGTGGCCTTGGCTGTCAGATACCCAATACAAAGTTCATCATACTTACGATGATGTATCTAACTCTAGTCAATTGTTTACTTTTATTGAAATGCCGCCCCAATCTATTAACGCTGGAAACTTCAGAGTAGCACCAACACTTAAAGGTGGTGAGAGTTTTTTCTCACAAGACTGGCCTGGTGTTTATCACAATAACGGCTCTGTTGTTTCTTTCGTGGATGCACATGCAGAATTTAAAAGGTGGCTTGAAGAGGACACAATAAATATATCATCCGATGCGATGAACCCGACGACTAATCAAGATAAAATAGTAAGCCCCAACAACAGAGATTTAGCTTGGCTTCGACAAAGGGCGATTGTACCAGATCCTAATACTCACAGATGGTATGGTGGTGGTGGTGGTATAGGTCGATACAATAGAACTGGGAATCATCGCACTATAGATGGCACAGTGTATGCTTCATGGGGTTGGTATTGGAATGATAGCTGGGGTAGCCACCCAACTTGGAACCCATATTAAAATGAAAGATTTAGCTCCAGAGATCGTAAGACAAAGAATGATAGTTGAAGGGCTACTCAACGTTCCCTTTGGACCAACGAGTATGGTTACTTATTGTAATCAGATTACCAAGGTATTAAACATGACCGCTGTTACTACTCCTATTTGTAATTATGATTCAGAGTATGGTTGGTGTGCATATATGCATTGGAAGGAATCTGGAATACATATTTATTCTTGGGAAAACAGAAAGCCTCCATTTTTCTCTGTAGACATCTACACATGTAAAGCCTTTAAAGAAGAAGACGTTGTGAAATATACTAAAGATTTTTTTAATGACAATTTAATCGAATTATCATTCACATCAAAATAATGAATGTGAATAAAAAAAAAGCCTTTACTCTCGTAGAATTATTAGTTGTTATAGGCATTATTGCACTCTTGGTTGCTCTTCTCCTGCCTGCTCTTGGCAAAGCAAAATCAGTCGGACAAAAAGTTGCCTGCATTAGTAATCAAAAACAATTACAAATGGCTCACTCAATCTTTAGTGATGATCATGGTGACAAAATATTATACTCAAGCGCTTGGAAACAAGAAAAAAGCGCACCATATGC